GGCCAATGCCTTGATCGTTCAACGCATCCATGACGGCCTCGACACAGCCAGCCAGATCAACGTACTTGCTTTTGAAGTGTGGATTGGTTGCGGTTTTAAGCGCTGGTGCGAACTGCTTTTGCGCTTTAACAAATGCAGCCGCGACTTTTGGGTTGCGAGTAATGTCATCAAGTGGATTAGTCATTGCTGTTCTCCTCAGCTTCTTCTAGTACAAATTCAGTAATGCTTTCTGCTATCTCGTGCCAGTTCACTTCTGACCAGCAGGTTTGTAAAAAGTCACCTAGCAATCCGTTAGTTGGTGGCTGGCTTAATGTTTCACCTTCTTCTGCGGCAAAGCGAATAAACTCTGCAACATCATCTGCATCCGGCAGCTCGCCAGTCGATTGATATTGCTCAAGGTAGTAATCGGTAACTTCTCCGTACCAAAGATTTACTAGCTAAGTCTCTTTGTTAGCCCAGCCGTTGTATTTTTGATCCATATCAAGCATCTCCTTTTATTAGCTTGGACTGTAATCCTAGAGCATATTCATACGCTTGTAAAGCATCGTGCTACAATCCGCGCATGGATAAAACCAACTGGTCAAGACCAATGTGGAATGGCTACGTTGTAAGCGGCAAAGACCGCGAGCAGCGCAAGGCGCGGTTAGCTGAGGTGCCAGAAGAGTGGCAGGATCATGTTCGCAGGCATGTTGAGACGTGTTTCGCAGTAAGGAGATATTGCCGTGATCGAACTAATGGTGGAAAAAGGTAAGCTGGTGCCGGCAGGCAGCCGCGACATCGACGCGCTGCGTGATATGAAGCTGGCAGTTGGCGAGGTGGTTCATGCGAAAATTTACCAGCCACGCAATCCGAGGTTTTTCAGGTTGGCGCATCAGCTTGGCCAGTTGGTTCGGCAGAATATACCGAGCTTTGAAAACCTATCAGGCCACCAAGTGTTGAAGCGATTGCAGTTTGAATCCGGTGTTGAGTGCGACTTAATGGGTACGAAGGTGCCCAACGTGGGCATGGTAGAAGTGCGCATACCGAAGTCGCTATCCTTCGACAGCATGGACGAGGTGCGCTTCAAGGCGCTTATGAGCGCGTTGTGTCAGTATATCGCCACCGAGTATTGGCCGGAATGTACGCCGGAGCAAATCGAGCAAATGGCAGGAGCGATGATTGACACCTAAACAACGCAAAAAACGATTCGCAGCGCTGGCGCAAATCGGCTGCATCGTTTGCCGCAACGAAGGTCTTGGTGATACGCCGGCGGAAATACACCACCTTAAAGGTTATCAGTATTCAAGCATGGGCAAGCGAGCCAGCGATGAGTTAAGCATACCGCTGTGCCCGATACACCACCGCCACGGCGGCCACGGCCACGTTGGCTACCATCAATCGCCTGATAGCTTTGAGAGCCGCTACGGAACGCAAACGGAGCTACTGGAGCAGGTAAATGCCATTATTGACAGCATGGATTGAAGGCGAACCGGTGGCGAAGGCAAGGCCGCGCGTAACGATGATCGGCGGCAGGGCCAGAGCCTATACGCCAAAAAAAAGCGCAGACTGGGAAAAGCATATCCGCGCTAACCTGCAATGCGAGCCGACCGATGTTCCGGTGGCCTTGAAGATACAGTTCCATTTGCCGATACCGAAAAGCTACAGCAAAGCCAAGCGCCAGCAAGCGATTGATGGCCTGATTCTGCCAGCCAAAAAGCCAGACATTGATAACCTAATCAAAGCCGTGATGGATGCGCTGAACGACTACGCATGGCTTGATGATAATCAAGTGGTGCAGGTGTCCGCTATGAAACGTTACAGTGAATCGCCGGGCGTTTGGATTGACGTGCTGGATGGTTCGCCTTAGCGGATTTTACTTTTGCAAACCATTGATATAAAGTAAATTGAGACCGTGGAGAACGGATGATATAAACTACTGATGCGGCTAACGTGTGCTGATCCCACACGGACAACCCTAAACCTTCCCGGGGCTGCCGCAATCTTTTCAATCTGGGAAGGGTTGAGGAAGGTCAATATGTACTACTACCAGCACCATATCGGTGACTTTCAACGCGACACCGCGATGCTGACAGATCATCAGTCGATGACGTATCTTCGACTGCTTTGGATTTACTACGATACAGAAGAACCTTTGCCTAACGATGTTCGCAGGCTGGCGTTTAAGGCTGGAAGCGACACTGAAACAGTATCGCTTTTGCTAGAGCATTTTTTTGAGGCAGATGGTGAGGTTTGGCGACAAGCAAGATGCGATGCTGAAATATCGCAGTTCAGAGCAAAATCAGAGCGAGCAAAAGAAGCTGCAAAATCAAGATGGAAGAATGCAGACGCAATGCAGTCGCAATGCGATGGCAATGCGGACGCATCAAAAAACGATGCGGATGCACCGAAAAACGATGCCAACCAAGAACCAATAACCAAGAACCATATAGAGAAGGGCAAAACCGGAAACCGGTTTGTGCCACCAACACCTGATGAGGTTAGAGAATACTGCAAAGAACGCCAGAACCTTTTGGATGCTGAAAGGTTTGTCGACTTCTACGAATCTAAAGGCTGGATGGTAGGCAAGTCGAAGATGAAGGATTGGAAGGCGGCGGTGCGCAACTGGGAGCGCAGCCAGCAGCAATCCGAACCAGCACCACGGCGGAGGAAATACCTATGAAGCCGATGGAGCAATCAATCATCGTAGCGGCGATGCTGGATAACGAAGCAGCAAGCACCGTTGATCTGGCGGCTGAACATTTTAGTGAAGAACACGGGCAGGAAATCTGGGATACCATCCTGCGGGCCTTAAGCATGGGCGAAACAATTGATGGGGTTTTGATCCAGCACAAGGTATCGGAGTCAGCGCGGATTGCATTCGGCAAGGCCATGAACGCTACCGGATCACCTGCCAACATTCAGGCATATGCCAAATCTATTAAGCAGGATTACAAGCTGCGGCGCATGAAGGCGGCAGCGCGTGATTTGTTGGCAAGCGATGATCCTGATGAAGCTGGCAGCCTGATGATGTCGGAGTTGCTAGAACAGGAATCCGGTGGCAAGCGTGCGGATTTTAACGCCTCGCAACTGATGGCCAAAACGCTTGAACGGATCGAAGCGGCATCAACCGGTGCGCAGCTTGGCTTGAAAACCGGCTGGCATAGTCTGGATCAGAAGCTGGGTGGCTGGCATAAGGGCGATCTAACGATTGTTGCTGGCAGGCCGGGCATGGGCAAATCAGCCTTTGGCATGAACGCGGTTATCAACGCGGCGAAGCTAGGCGCCAATGTTGGCTTTGTTTCGGTTGAGATGGATGCGGTATCGCTTGGAATGCGCATCGCGGCAAGCGAGGCAGGCGTATCGGTTACCAGCCTGCGCAACGGCACAATCCAGCAGGATGATTTTGATCGCGTGGTTTCCGCAAGCAATAGGATTGCGAAGCTACCGCTGCGGATACTGGATGCGCCAGCGTGGACGATGGGCCAGATCATTCGCCAGTGCCACGCATGGCATCGTTCAGGCTTAGAGATGGTGGTGATTGATTACCTGCAACGCACAAGGCCGGATAAAGAGCAGGATCGGCATGATCTATCTATTGGCCAAATGGCGAAGGATGCGAAAACACTGGCGGCGGTGCTGGAGATTCCGGTAGTGCTTTTGAGCCAGCTATCACGCAACCTTGAAAACCGGCAAGATAAGCGGCCACAAATGTCGGATTTACGCGAATCGGGCCAGATCGAACAAGAGGCAGATAATATCTTGATGCTGTACCGCGAGCATGTTTACGATGAAAACGCGGATGAAAACTTAGGCGAGATTCTAGTCGAGAAACAACGCCAAGGGCCAACGGGAATTATCCCGATGCTTTGGGATGGCAGTAGATCACTTTGGAAAGATGAAGGAGAAGCGAAATGGAGAACGTAATTGCAGCGATGATAAAGCTGGCGGTATCGGATGCGGTAAAGCCAGAGGTTAAGATTAATCAGAACAGCAGCAAGCACTACCTGATAAAACACGCCACCGAGCGTCAACATCGAGCCGATGCGTTGGAGTGGATTTTTGATAACCAAAACTGCAAGTTCAGTTTTTTATGGTGCTGTAGCATCTGCGATATTGAGCCTGATCTAGTGCGTGATATGATTAAGAACAGGCCAGCGGCGCTGCATCGGCGGTTGCTAGATGAGCAATATAAGATGAACAAGCCGCAGCGGATAAAGCCAAAGGAGGCAGCGTGATGATTGAAACGATCGAAGCTCCGGGCTGGGGAATTTTTGATATACCTGTGGAAAAGCCATCGTGGGCTGATGCGACTGATTGGGCGATGTGGATTGCTCAGGATGCTAATGGTGCATGGTATTGGTACAGCGATGAGCCTTGTGCAGATGTTACGCATTGGGTTGTTAGGTCGGATTCCTCAGTGCAACACCGGTTTGAAATGCAAGATGTGGAGCCTGTGTCACCAAAATGGGATGATTACGAATCCAATCTAAACAGGCCTTTGTGGGATGAAGCGCCAGAATGGGCCAATTGGCTGGCTAAAGACTCCTCGGGATATTGGGTTTGGTTTGAAGAAAAGCCAATTTTAATGAGAGAAAATTGGTGGTCTCCGAGAAGCAGGACAGAGATTTGCGTTAGCAAAGAAAATATCATCAGCCACGACTGGCGGGAAACTTTGGAGATGCGGCCACTGCCTCCCGCATGGTTACAACGCCTTTCCGACATCGATGAAGAAGCGGATGATGTACAAGGCGAGCTTTCATGGTACCAAGCTCCTGAATGGGCAGGGTGGCTTTTTCAAGACCTTGATGGCCAATGGTATTGGGCTGAAAATAGGCCTGAGTTTATTGAGAAAGTAAATGGCATCGGTTGGAAGCCTATAGGCAGGTTTGAAAAAACAGAATTTCACACCGAGCCTTTTATTCAAGCGCACTTGCATGAGAATGAGCTATATCAGCGTCCG